GACCTATGAAGAAGGCATCACCAACGCAATGATCTATCCTTATTCCAATGGAAAAATAGAAGCGAAGAATACCCACATAAAGACAATGAAACGAGTATCCTACGGATTTAAATCATTTGAGAACATGAGAATTAGAATCTTTTTGATCAATCAATTAATCAATGTAAGATAACAAAAAATCTGAGCCAGAATGTGGTTCATTCTGACTCAGATTTGATTTTGCACAACTCATCAGTCCTTATTGACAAAGAGCCTTCTTTTCGGGTTTTCTTATATAATCCTCGAATGGCTTCCATGCCTTTAATCGTGGTAGAGGCAGTGCGTAAACTTCGATAGAATTTATTGCGTCTCTTTACTGGACGATGGTCTTGTTCAATCAAATTATTCAGGTATTTAATGGTACGATGTTCTGTCCCTTGATAAAAGCCGTATTCTTTTAGTTTCTTAAAGGCACTTGTAATAGAGGTGGCTTTATCTGTGACTACAACCTTCGGTTCATCAAACTGCTTCACTAACCGCTTAAGAAAAGCATAGGCTGCTTGTGTGTCCCGTTTTTTACGTAACCAAATATCCAAGGTTAAACCATCTGCATCGATGGCTCGATACAAATAATTCCATTTTCCTTTAATTTTGTTGTACGTTTCATCCATTTTCCATTAATAAAAGGATTTTTTATTTTTTTTTTTTCAAATTTTATTGAGTAGTTTTCCATATTCTTTCACCCANCGATAAANCGTCNTNTNAGAAACNTTAATGNCACGATCATATAAGATTTCTTGAACTTCACGATAGCTAAGGTTATAACGAAGATAGTAGCCCACGGCTACAATAATCACATCCTGCTGAAATTGCTTTCCTTTAAAATGATTCATCGTCATTACTCCTGCTATCTTTTTCTATTATTCTACCTTATTTGATAGTAGATTTAAAACTTTGCAACAGAACCGAAAAACGTAATAAATTGGTTCATTCTCCTCAAGGAAGTAAACCAACTATAGAAGAATGTTTTGAATGTTATATGGCAGTGCTAAAAACATTTAATTTTTTTTATAAAATTAATGATAGCTTTATGTATAGAGATTTTTATGAAGAATCTATAGAATTGACTCCAACGGAACCAAATAAATCTCAAATCACTTTGTCAAAGGAGCTAGAGAGAAAAGTAGAGTCTCAAGAACTAGCTATAGGAATTAGTATAACCAATGTGTCGACATACAAAGAATTATACGAAGCTAAATCACAAGATAATAAGGATTTTGTAGAAAATATAGATAAGGAACCAACAAATACAGTAGGGGATTAACGTAAATAAGTGAAGATTATATTAACAGACTCTTTATTTAGTTAAGTAAAAAATGGTTTGTTGGAATTTTATGCTTTATCTGTTCTGAGTAAGACTTAATTTTATAGATAGTAATTATATGTAGGAAATTAAAGATGAGAAGATAATAAAAGCAGCATGATCAACTATTTGTCATTGACCATGCTGTCTTTTTTTATTCTATACACGGTTTGTCTCGTAACATTGTAGTCTTTAGCAATCTTAGCAATCGCAACACCATTTTTAAGATCTTCAACGATGCTTTTGTAAACAAGGCGACGTTGGGGATCTTTTGCGTCTGCACTGTATAATTTGGGCCGCCCTTTGTAGACGCCGTTTGCTTTTGCGATCTTAATTCCTTGTGCCTGGCGACGTTTCGATTCAGTCCGTTCTTGTTCAGCGATCATGGCCAAAATTTGGATGATCAGATCCTTAATGAATTTATCCAGGAGAGGATTGCCAATTGCTTCAGCCATGATCGGTAAACTAGTAATGATCAGCTTCACATTTTTCTTCTTCAAGTAATTGACTGAAGCGATGATCTCGTCATAATTTCTTCCAAGTCGATCAATAGCTTCCACAATAAAAATATCTTGATCTCGGACGTAATCTAATGCTTCTTGGAAAACAGGTCGATGAGTAATCGTTGCGCCAGATTGTTTCTCGATGAAAATTCTCTCTGCACCGAATTTTTTCATTTCTTCAATCTGGCGTTGTTCATTTTGATCGATCGATGAGACACGTATGTATGCAACTCTCAAAACTTTTACCTACTTTCTGCAACTATTTAAAATACACCCTAATCATACACGAGGAAGCCATATGTCACTTTTCTTTTTAAATGGCAATATTTTTTGTAAATAAATGTCAATCAAGAAAATTTAAACGATTATGACATTAAAAATATATTTTATGAATTTTCTAGTATATAACTTGATTTATCTGTTAAGATTTATTAAGAAAACGTTTTCTTAGTTTTGATTTCGAGGTGATAGACAATGAAAAATAAGTTTATTTTATCTTTAGGTATTTTAACTATTGGAATTAGTGTAACTGGAACTACAATTCCTACATTTGCTGATAGTACAAATGAACCAACTACTGTAGTAGATAATAACCAAGAATTAACTCCTTTAGATAGGGACGGAATAGCCATTGGTAACCCAACTAACGACTTAACTGTTACTGAAAATTATTTAATAGTTTCTCCATTACTTGCTCTAGCAGCTTCTAAAACGATACGAGTGACAGGAACGATGATTTTTGATAAAGTTGGTTGGCCTTCTAGACCTCCTCAATCACGGAATTGGAAAGAAAAAAGAAATGGTTATTGGTACTATGGAAAATTGTATTTACAAAGTTATAAATCAGCTGGAAACAATTGGATTGCGACTTATTCAGGAACCTTAACTAGAAAGTAGGGATTTTTTATGCCAGAATTTGTGAACACACCAAATTTTTATCAAGATAGCGATATTCTAAGTAAAATTAATTTACCGAAAGAAGAATCAGCTTTACAAGTTCAGCGAACTTTACAGGAGACACAAAAAATTCAAAAATCAATTTCTAATCTAGAAGATTCTGAAGAAAAAAGAAAAAAAAGAGACCAAAAAACATATCAAAAAGAAAAATAATGATTTTAAAAAAAAGAGTGTCTAGTCGACATTCTTTTTTTCTAATTGAAAGTGTTCATAAAATCACCCATTTCTGGACACTTCCTTTTTTTGCTTTATTTTTCAAAAAAACAATTCATTTCATGTTCATAAACCCATAACAATATCTATGTTCAGTTAAACTATATGGATAAAGTTATGTTACAATAAAATTAATGAAGGAGTGATTTTTTTGAAAATAGGATACGCCCGGGTATCTACTGGTTTACAAAATTTGGATTTACAAGAAGACAGCCTAAATAAATTTGGTTGTGAAAAAATTTTTACTGATCATATGAGTGGGGCAAAAAGTAATCGACCAGGATTAGAAATGGCCATTGATTTTGTTCGCTCTGGCGATACACTTGTCGTTTGGCGCTTAGATCGTTTAGGTAGAAATATGGAAGATTTGATTTCAATCGTCAATCGACTGAATGAGCGTGGTGTGAGTTTTCATAGTATTCAAGAAAATATTACGATGGACAAATCAAGTTCTACAGGACAGCTCATGTTTCATTTGTTTGCGGCATTTGCAGAATTTGAGCGTAATTTGATCCTGGAACGATCCGCAGCAGGACGAGCAGCTGCTCGTGCAAGAGGACGGTTTGGTGGTCGTCCTGAAAAATTGTCTGAACAAGATTTGGAATTACTGAAGACTTTAGTGGATAGCGGTACACCTATTAAGACTATTGCGGAACGGTGGAACGTCTCAAGAACCACCATTTATCGTTATTTGGCAAAAATGGAGGAGAAAAATGGAAAGACAAATTCTCATTAGTTTTTGTCATTTAATGCTGAAAATTTTTGCCATTTATCTAGAAAAGTGACAATAGTATGAGAATTTTTTGTAAGTGTCTACTGATAACTTATTATCAAATGTTGTAAGGATTTTATTCATTTGTTAATATTAAAGAACGGAACTCCAAAAAAGTCCGTACTCTAATTTGCAGTCTCTCACTCTTTTAGAGTGAGAGTTTTTATTAGATTTTCAAATTAATTAGTAAAGTGATAGAATAAATTGATCATACAAATCATAAGAAGAAGCAGGGTGATAGCATACCTATGCTTCTTTTTTTATGTATTTAGCTATTTCTTCTTTACAACATCGAACATATGTTTGTATAATGTGGAAGAATGGAGTGTTATTTATGATGGATTATTCAAAAGAGCCAGTAAATGATTACTTTTTAATCGATATGAAAAGCTTTTACGCAAGTGTCGAATGTATAGAAAGAAATTTAGATCCATTAACAACAGAACTTGTTGTTATGAGTCGATCTGATAATACTGGTTCAGGATTGATATTAGCTTCTTCTCCTGAAGCAAAAAAGCGGTATGGTATTACAAATGTGAGTAGACCACGTGACTTACCACAACCATTTCCTAAAACACTACACGTTGTTCCACCACGTATGAACCTATATATCAAGCGAAATATGCAGGTAAATAATATTTTCAGAAGATATGTGGCTGATGAAGATCTACTGATTTACTCGATCGATGAATCGATTTTAAAAGTGACAAAATCACTGAATCTTTTTACGACTGAAGAAACACGAAGTCAGCGAAGGAAGAAGCTCGCTCAAATGATCCAAGAACGTATTAAAGAAGAGTTAGGTTTGATTGCTACGGTAGGCGTCGGCGATAATCCCCTTTTGGCTAAATTAGCCTTAGACAATGAAGCAAAGCATAATGAAGGATTTATTGCGGAATGGACGTACGAAAACGTTCCTGAGAAAGTATGGAATATTCCCGAAATGACGGACTTTTGGGGAATTGGTTCTCGAATGAAAAAAAGGCTCAACCAAATGGGAATTTTGAGCATTAGAGACCTTGCTAACTGGAATCCTTATACGATTAAGAATAGATTAGGTGTGATTGGATTACAGCTGTACTTCCATGCTAACGGAATCGATCGAACAGATATAGCAATCCCGCCAGAACCGACAAAGGAAAAATCTTATGGTAATTCACAAGTGTTACCACGAGATTATACTAGAAGAAATGAAATCGAGCTGGTGGTAAAAGAAATGGCGGAACAAGTAGCCATTCGTATCAGGCAGCATAATTGTAAAACAGGATGTGTTCATTTAAACATTGGTACGTCGATCTTAGAAACGAGACCAGGATTTTCACACCAGATGAAAATACCTATCACAGATAATACAAAGGAATTGCAGAATTATTGTCTTTTCTTGTTTGATAAGTATTATGAAGGACAAGAAGTAAGGCACGTTGGAATAACCTATAGCAAGCTTGTGTACACCGATTCGCTTCAGCTGGATTTATTTAGTGATCCACAAAAGCAAATTAACGAAGAAAATTTAGATAAAATTATTGACAAGATTCGGCAAAAATATGGTTTTACGTCGATTGTACATGCTTCTTCAATGTTAGAAAGCGCTAGAAGCATTACTAGAAGCACACTTGTTGGTGGTCATGCGGGCGGAAATGGGGGAATTAAAAATGATTGATTACAATGATCGTGGACGTTTAAAGTGGGCAGGGTTTTATTTATCTGATCATACTGAAGAAATTGATGCCGACAATGAACAACGAACCAGTCAAAATTTAGCAAAAGAACAAATGACGACTGAAGAGATTGCGGAAGTATTGAACGCTGCAGTCATAAAAAATAGATCAGTATCTATTCAAAAAGAAGAACGAAACGCTGAAGGATACTATCCAGAAGATATTGTTGGCAAGATCTTAGGTAGTGATGAGCTGGGGATCTACGTTGGAAAAGACAAAATTCACTACGACGAAATACGTCATATCGAATTTTACCAGGATAATAAATGGAGTCGATTAGAATGAACGGTTCTGTTGCAAAGTTTTAAATAAAGAATAAAATCCCTTACGGTATCTATGATTTAAGCTAGGATTCCCAATAATACCTTGATTTCAGTACAGACCGAAAACCCGAAGAGAGTGCCTTCTTTTCGGGTTTTCTTATATAATCCTCGAATGGCTTCCATGCCTTTAATCGTGGTAGAGGCAGTGCGTAAACTTCGATAGAATTTATTGCGTCTCTTTACTGGACGATGGTCTTGTTCAATCAAATTATTCAGGTATTTAATGGTACGATGTTCTGTCCCTTGATAAAAGCCGTATTCTTTTAGTTTCTTAAAGGCACTTGTAATAGAGGGGGCTTTATCTGTGACTACAACCTTCGGTTCATCAAACTGCTTCACTAACCGTTTAAGAAAAGCATAGGCTGCTTGTGTGTCCCGTTTTTTACGTAACCAAATATCCAAGGTTAAACCATCTGCATCGATGGCTCGATACAAATAATGCCATTTTCCTTTAATTTTGATGTACGTTTCATCCATTTTCCATGAATAAAAGGATTTTTTATTTTTCTTTTTCCAAATTTGATAGAGTAGTTTGCCATATTCTTGCACCCAACGATAAATCGTCGTATGAGAAACGTTAATGCCACGATCATATAAGATTTCTTGAACTTCACGATAGCTAAGGTTATAACGAAGATAGTAGCCCACGGCTACAATAATCACATCCTGCTGAAATTGCTTTCCTTTAAAATGACTCATCGTCATTCCTCCTGCTATCTTTTTCTATTATTCTACCTTATCTGATAGTAGATTTAAAACTTTGCAACAGAACCCTTCCAATGGCTGTTCTTGTGTAAAGGTCCGATCTAATACATTCGCTGTTTTCGCTTCATTACAAGCTGTTCGTTGCCCTTTAAAATGAGCGATCGTATAGGTAGATGTCAATCCGCGGCGTTTCATGATTCGACCGATCCGGCGCCGACTGAATTGAAGCCCACACTTTGCTAAACACTTCTTCAATTTTCGGGTACCGTAAGCCTTTCGGTTTCGAATAAACTCTTCCTGAACGATCTCTTCTAAGTCGGACTCATTTTCGATCGGTTTCGCTTGATAATAGTAGGTTTGACGAGAAATATTTAGAATTTTGCACATCGCTGATATGGAATATTTATGCTTGTTGGCATCAATTACTTGTCTTTTCGTCCGAATATCAGCGCCGCTTGCTTTAAAATATCATTCTCCATTTCGAGTTGCTTATTTTTCTTTCTTAGTGCGATCAATTCTGCTTGTTCTGGTGTTAAGTTGTCTCTTTCTTTGAATGAGCCCGTTGATTGTGCTTGCTTCATCCATTTATCGAAAGAAGAAGGCGTAAGCTCATACTCTCGAATAATTTCTGCGCGAGGCTTACCAGCGAGATAGAGATCGACGATTTGTTGTTTGAATTCTTTTGAATAGGTTCTTCGTTGACGTCTTGACATGAAAAATCCTCCAGTGTGTTTTTTATTATTCTACACACCTTATTTTTTCTGTCTAGTCTAGTGTAGCCGATTCATGACTGACGTGCCGGACGCACGTAGCGATCATCGGCGTTATGACTATATAAAGTATACTTTCGTTGATCCAGAAAGGTATAAAGATTAAAGTAGGCTACCTAAAAAGGTAGCCCGGAACGAATTTTATCACCATACTTGTGAAAGGAGATATTTTTTAAGTTAGTATTAAGATTGTGTAATATGATGATATCTATATTTTATAGTATCAGTGCTATAAAATCAAAAATAAGTCACTAATTAACTACCACTCCAATTGTAAGCCTTTTTTCTCACTTTTTTTCAAAAATATGGTATGCTTTTTAATGGCTTCAAATATAAAAGAGTTTAAAGCGTAACACACTTATGGGGAAGTGGTTTGGGGTGCGCTTTAAACTCTTCTTTATTATTATCTCACAATTTAACCCAAATGTCTTTCTATTTAAAAATCAAAGTAAAACTTTTCAAATATACAGAAGTATAACTATGTGAAACATCCTTTCATTAATCCATAAAAGGATACATAAAAAAGCCACTCATTTGAGTGGCAATGAAGAAAAGCTTTAGCTTGTATAATACTCTTCAAAAAAATTCTAACACAGAACGATTCAAATGGCTACGTTAATGTACCCTGTAGGACTCGAACCTACGACCGGACGGTTATGAGCCGTCTGCTCTGACCAACTGAGCTAAGGGTACTGGTTGTTGCCACATAAAGCCATAAACAATCAACCAGTAGAATGTGTGGCAACAAACCTGTTATCGCATAGCTTGGAGTGTGACTATTTATGGGTGATAGTGAAGATATGCGATAACATCACTATTTTATCGAATNATTTTTATANTTGTCAATATAGTTATGTACTGCTCCTCAACGAGGAGCTATTTTTATCGTTTAGGAATATTTAAATACCAACGTTTGTCATGGAAATCTTGCGCACCGCCTTTAGTGTTTCCCTCTGGATCATTCGTTGCCCGCATCATTACATAGACTTTCTTACTAGGAAAATTACGCATATTGAAAGATACATGATAACCAACATTTCCAGAAGTATTATAAGCTTGGTTTACATCTGGTCTATAAATTCCATCAGCTCTTACTCGAGCTAATTCTTTCCCAGTATTGTAGTCCATAATGAAAATATACTCGTATTTATAGTTAGCAATGTGCCATCCAGCCACATGCAAGTTTGCGTTTTCGATTTCCCCAAACTGATCAATGTGGGCGTGATTTGTTCCATCTGTCAGCGTAGGATTAGCTGCACCAGCTCGTGTTGGATCAATGACAGGCTTGTTTTCAGAAGTTGTTGGATTTTCATCGGTAAATCCATGAGCTAAATCATAAGCAAGCTTTTCTTTGCTAACTCCCATTTGCGATAAGTAACCATATGGATCTGTGTGGTTCCCCCAAACATAATTTGTCACCCACAAATGAGAAATGATTCCTTTTGTAAATAAAGAAGTTCCTTGATCAAGAGTCAATGGAATTCCATATTTTTTTGCACTATCTCTTGTATATTCAATATAAGCTCGATAGTTTTTTTCAAACAATGCTTTATCATATGTGCGCTGTAATTCAATCTGTACAGGCGCATAAGGATTAGCGTTACCAGCTCCCCACGAAACATATCCTTGCTCACCCACACGGTAAACAATCCCACCGTCACCAATAACATCTGTAGTATAAGAATTGCTTCCGTTATAATTATTTTTCATGTTGGCGGCTACGTTTCTTGCTGGTGCATCTATTCCAGTTTCGTGCAAAATAATTTTGTTAGGAATTGCTAATCTGGAGTCTCCTTGATTCGGCGCTAAATTATACTCGTCATTAATAGTATAAGCAAACGTATTAATGGGTAATAAAAAAAGAGCCGTTAACAGGCTCATCGCAGTAATAGTAATTTTCTTTTTCATTTGTTTCCTCCTTCTTCGCTTTCAGCCGAGAACATTTTGTAGGTTCGATTTGATACACCCAACACACTCCCTAAAAACGCGCCAAAACCAGTAATGATGACAACACAGATATCTGTGTACTGCCAATTGAGCGCTTTACCAACTAACCCCACGAAAGTAGCTAGTGCGGGAATAATTACCAGTGCGAACCATTTTAGTACTTCGAACGTTTTATTATTCATTTTCTTCTCTCCCTAAATAAAGTTTTAATTTGTTGCGTGTGTTCTACCAATTTTTCTGCATGTGTATCTAATCTTTCATCGTGTTTCTTTAGTTCTTCATGAATCATCAATCGATCTGATTTGCTCGATTCTAAATCTTTAGTCAGCAAATCTAAATTGTGACTTACTTTTGAAAGAGTCTCAGTAATCTTCGAGAAAGATGCAGTAATTGGTTTTATTACTAATAAAATCAAAGAAACGATAGCGGTTATTGATCCTGCTATCGCTCCCCATTCCCCTAAATTAATCATGTGACAACTCCTTGAATCAAAATAAAAAGCACATCAATTAAGATGCGCTCTCTTCTTTGCTAATGATTTTATCTGCTTTTTCTTCAGTAATGCACAACGGAACGAAAACCATTACTTGTTCGTTAGTGAAACAGCCCCAATCATACATCATTTTCACATCGCTAAAACTAAACATACTACTCACCTCCCTTTGAAGCTGGATTTAGTTGCTCTTTAATTTCTGAAATGTCTTTGCTATTTTGTAACGAAGCAAGCATCATTTTTGAATTGATTTGTGCTAAACTATCCGCTTTTTCTTTCAATGCAGTATTTTCCTGTTTAATTGCTACATCGCTTAGCATGAGTTTGGCATTGATCTGTTTTAAATCGCCGTTCTCATTTTCTAACGACTCATACATTGCTTTGAGATTGTTTAAATCGTTGTGATCTAGTGCGTTCGCTAAAATAATCCATTGATTCAATTTAGGATCAAACATTTGATCAGCGATTGTTAACGGTTCGCCATCAGCACGAATTCCTTCAAGCGGTGGCTGATCTGTGTAAGGAACGGATACAAGCATGTCGTCCAATACTTTTCCTGCGTACTCTCCGCCAGTACGTCCATATTTCCAAATGTTTTTCATTTATTTCCCTCCCAGTAATTGAATTTCGGTTTCCAATTTGGAATCGGTGGTTCGACTTCTGTGCATTCTTCCGGTAAATGTTCTTCATCATTCACAATGATTTGCTCGAATCCGTAAGGTTCAATTGGTCTATATGCTGCCTTCATATCGATTCACGCTTTTCTAAATCGTGTAAGTAATTGCAAAGGTATAATCCGATCCATAACTTGAGTTTCTTCGCCATTTAATGGCTCCATCTGCACCAATAGATAACTGAGCACTGTTCAAAGTAGAACGGTCTATCGAGCCAACCAGTTGCTCAAAACTAATTGGTGGCCGATAGCCTTCTGGAATTGTTAGTATCGTTGAATCATTTCCACCACTGCTTTTTCCGTTTAAAGCCACAAAATATATAGAAACTGTTTTTCCTTCACGATAAAGCTTTGCTGATCCGGTATTCCCGTTTGTAACTGTTAATGTGGTAGTAGCTGTATCATTAATGCGTTCATCGATCTTATTGTCTAATTCATCTATAGCAGTCGCATTAGCATTCGCTTTTGTTTGAGCATCCTTAGCTGTGGTGTCTACTTCATTAATTGAAGCAGTCAACTGCGAATTAATCTCCGATACTTTCCCATCGGTATAATTGTTTGCTTTACCAGTAATTTCAGAAATTTTAATATCTGTGGCCAAGTTATCTTCGACATATTCTGGTGCTAGATCCCAAACATAATCTTTTGGATTGTTTGAATCACGCATACCAGTACCACGATATTTATACTCACTAATATTCGGGGTTCGTGTGTCGCCTTTTTCAATCTTGAGCCAGTCGATCCGGCATGCGCCTACTGTTGATTGTGGATACTGATAAACACGAAAAAGTTTAGGTGAACTCGCCACAACATTCGTTGGTGTGAATGTTAGAGACCATACGTCTGTCAACCCATCAACTGGCTTTAGTTCTCCTAANCGAGCAGTCCAATGATTATACGCTACAAAGGTTTGACTTGCGGGTTTTGTTCCTTTAAGCGTGATAGTATACGTTTGACCTATCATAAGCTCTTCTTCTGTGTAACCTTGATATATTTGGTGGTCGCCAGATTCGATTGGGAACTTAACTGTATGATCGGCAATATTTTCGTTAGGATATTCGCGACACATGTTGTAAGGTTCTGCTAATAAGTTAGGTTGGAATGGTGTAGCTGTTGAGCCTTCTTCGATTTTGATGTCATAGCTCATTTCTATTTCCCCAAGTATCCCATCTTGAGCCCTAAATTGTATCCAAGGATGGTATGCTTGTGGGCTAAATGTTGGAGTAGTTCCAGTAATACTAAACTCTTTCCATTCCTGAGTTATCGAATTACTGTTAATAGGTAAGTCTAAAACAATCTTGCCAGTTCCACTGTCAACATACCTATATCTAATCAGTATAAGTTTTCCGTCAACTGGACTATAGTCCGCTCCAGCTCTAAGCTTAACAGTCATTACAAGCGTTTTATTAGATGGTAGCCAGTTAGCTATACCTCTTCGTTTATAATATAGCTCTACTCCACCTTCCACTTCAGCTGATATCTTATTATATTTAAACGAGTTTTCACCTTTAGAAAGTGTTCCAGCTGAAGTATTTTGATTTTCAATTAAGTCGTATGATAGCTTACTTAACAAATTAGGATTTCCACTATAATCATAGTCCCCGAAGTCGATGCTGTTACTGTACATCACTTGTAAGTTACCTAACTTAGAAATTTCTTCTTTCAGAGCATCTAACTTGTCTTGTAGCGTTTTAGCTTGACCAGTTAAATCAGTAATCTGTTGATTTAAGCTATCCACTCTACCTTTGATTTCAGCCATAAAAGCATCAAAAGTTTCGTTGTACTTTCGAATCAACTCTTCTAATTGCGAAACATATTCATCGGCTTGGCCTTGCGAAATGTCAGACACTCCTAGTGAGAAAAAAATGATATCTTGCGTTGTTAAAATTTGATTGTCTTTTCTATATTCTACGTAGCAGTGTTTATAATATCCTGCTTCACTCATAAATGTGCCATCAAGAGAAAACGTGACTTCTTCACTAGTTACACTAGTTGCAACATTATCTACGTAACGGTTAGATGGTGTTGTTCCTTTTAAAGTAAATGTTCCGCCACTCGTATCCATCTGCAAGCCATTTAGAAACGGTTTAACCGTCACCGTAATCCCTTTATCACCTTGACGAGCCATAATAGCTTTGGTGTAGTTTAATTCTTTGCTGAAATCTAAAGCCAAATTATATAAACTGCTAGCCATTTATATACCTCCTTGTCTTCGTTTTAAAAACGTTTTTGGTCAAGCACTGTGCTATCATATGCTGTATCCTCTTTTAATCTAATATCTTCATACCCTAGACGGTGTGCCACTAAATTCCATCTAACTAATACGTTTGGCTTACTAGTTTCAATGATGAAATGGTCAATATCTTCATGAGTAACAGCACACAAAACTAGTTCTGTAGGTGTCACATGTGTCATATACCGACTTAGATTTACTGTTTCAGCAAACATGGGGTCAATATCAACACGAACTTTACCATCGTCACCTGTAACGGCTTCCCCATAATCAGCGAAATAATATTCTGGAGTTTCATAAGCGTTCAATAGTCGTTGTCCATAATGTTCTGTTGGTACAGTTGAGTTTTTAGTACCTCTAACAGTAAAATCTTTATATACTTGTACCGTTGATTGTTCAAACCTAGCAAGTTTCCCATCTTCCCATGAACCAAAAAAACAACCTGGTAACGTTAGCATACCATCACTAGTAAATTTCATAGTCCTACCAGCTACCTTAAATTCCCATGAGTTACCCGCACTACCATTAATGCTTAAAGAACTACCGTCGCCAGAAGTTACATAACTAGCATTGCTATACCTGAAATTGGGCGCACCAAAAGATAGAAACGGTCTGTTATTACCATTATCCCACGTACTAAAAACCAAGTTACCCTGTGGATTTCTAATCATGAAACCACCACCAGTTTTCATGGTGTATGATACAATACCGGCATCAGCACTTACATAATCACGTGCTTCTAGCTCCATAATATCTTTGTTAACTTTTTTTGAGTACCAAGTCATTTTGCCATTAGCAATACTTGTTCTATAATCAGCACCATCACTAATTAATGTAGTACCTCTAATAGTAATTCCTACTATTTCACCAGCCGTAATAAACGAGGCATTGAATCCGCCATCTAACGTCCATGCCGTTTCATATGTTCCATTAATGCCAGTTTTAGAAAAACCAATACCAGCATTGTTGATTTGTAAAACATTCCTTGCGGTATTCTTATCTGGTGTGTCCATAATCAAAATACGACTAGGCGCTTCTTTAGGATCTAATAAAACATAACCACCATTTTGACCAGTAATCATATCAGTTTGATGATCTACAATATCATTGAGTAAATCACTGATTTCGCCACCGTTTTTCAATTGATCAATGGCATCATTAATCAAATTGCTGACATTATTCTCTGTGTTTTCTAAGAAGTTTGTTTTGACGTTTCCTACAACTAATTTATCGTATGAATTGGTTAGAACATTAAACGTATATTCCACAATTCTCGCTGACATATTCACTTTTAACTGTGGATGATACACATCTACTCCGTCACCCATCGAAACTTTTTCTAGATCAACAAATTTTTCATAGCCTCTTTGATGCCTCAATGGTACTAATTCAATCGAACCACTCACTTGTGGTTTTTGTTTATCTATGTTTGTTTTCAACCAGTCTTTAGCAGCTTCCCTTAATGTGGCTACATCAGTCGCTTTGTCTTTAAAATCAACAAAAGAAACATATCCAGCAGGATAATCATCCACGTAATCCGTGAAAATAACTTCTTCTGGTAGAGTGATCTCGTCTTCTCCTTCTGAAGAGCTGCTAATGAATGGATAAACTCCAACTAAAACACTTTGAGCATCAATCTCTAAGTCAAGACCAGTTAAGTTTTTAGTATAAATCGCTTTGATTTTATGATCCGTGCCTAGCCTTTTTTCATGACGTAATGTGTTATTATCTTTTAGAAATTCCCCATGAAATCGATCTAGAATAGATCCCTCTTTTCCACCAAAGAATTCTAAAAAATTCGCCTTTTCTATCTTCACATTAGCAAGCGTATCTACTAATGACGAGAAAGAAAACTGTGAAGGAATAACTGGTTTCGCTAAAGTTTTTGCGTTTTGCCATGCCTGACTAGCAGTGATCTTTTCTGTTCCACTGTCATATTTATTCAACACCGATTTTCTTATATCATTGAAAATAGGTTCAGCTTTTACTTCTATCGTATTGCCTATTACAGAAGTCTTTGCATAATAAATCCGTAGACGCTGTTTTGCTCGATTTTCATCTACATAACACTGAATAATACGTCCTTCTACAATCAAATCTGCATTAGTTCCGCTTATTGGATAAGTACCCTGAAATATCTCGGCTCCGTTTAATTTATTGCTAACAGTAGCTGTTAACCAGTCTGACAAAGCGCCTAAACCTTGCGTATCATATAAATGTTCAGCTAAATTATTCGCGTCGTTTTTATCGTAAATAGTTATTAAATTATCGATCATCTATTTCACCTACCTTAACCCATTACGATAAATTTGTATTTTGCTCAAACCAGTACAATTAAAATAATTAATATCCACTTGCAATGTCGGATATTGCATGGTCTTCATTTTGTTGGACCGATCTAAAATATCTCCGTCCGATTGCTCTTCGTAGCAAAGCATCAAATCACTATCAATGACTACGTCAGTTCCTACTACTAAGCCTTCAAAACTAAACACATAATCATTTAAGATGAACTGGCATGAAGTAGCTGAAGGAGTGATGATAATCTTTGGAAAACTTTCTTCTAAACTATTATTCAGCAAGTTAAATGACTGTGGTTTATCTACGGTTATAGGTACATCTTCTTGAACTCTTGCGAATGGTTTCGCAGTAATATTTACATCGAACTCTCCCCATTCAACAATATCGTTTTCTGCATCCCCAATATCGATAGTCTGGATAACATAATAGACGTTGGGATCATCAGAGAATTCTAATTTCTTTGCATAATTTAACCAATGACGCATGATATAAAACGATTGCTTGAACGCTTGATGGTCTTCCACATCCTCTAAATAGTTATAGTGCAATGTAAACGACATGTCTTCAAACGAGTAATCTTGTACTAAGCCACCTAACCTTCCTAAAACAGAAGTTTCAACTCTCTGTCTTTTTGGAGAAGGTATGGTTGGTCTTTCAGCTAAAGCCAATTTATGCAAATAATCAGGAAATCCATCGATTATAGAATGTATACAATCAGTCATTTTTTCACATCCTTTTTAATACTAAAAAAACAGGAGAAATACTCTCCTGTTTAACGCCATGCCGAAGCATTATCATTTTGAACTTTTGTAATGCTATCAATGATTTGTTGAGTTGTTTGCTTCATAGTAACCTCATCTGCGTTACCATCAATTGTGAAATTGAATTCGTAGTTATTCACAGGTTGAATCGTTTGTGCCCTAGATGAAACTGATGTGCTACTCAAGATACGATCACCAATTTCTTGCAGCACAGATCTTTTCAAAGGTAAAACTGCTTCAGGTCCTGCTTCGCCGACACCGATAATATTCGGAGAATTAAACACACTACCTTTCGCATACCAATCAACACCCAACGTTGGGATTTTCCCCTTCAATGGATTGAATTCTCCGCTCAATTTAAAATGTGGTAACGGAATATGTGGTATAGAAATATTCAAATTATCAAAGATACTACTGATTTTATCTCTGATCCAATCAATTGGAGCGCTAACAGTCTTTTTGATACCTTCCCAAATGTTAGCAATTGTACTTTTAACATTATTGAATATGTCGGAAACAATACCTGTTAGATTGGACCAACCGCTTGAAATTGCATTTTTTCCATCGTTTACTTTAGAGCTAATAGTGCTTGTAATTCCATTCCAAAGATTCAAAGCAGTGTTTTTGATACCGTTCCAAATTCCGCTGATCCACGAAGATATACTATTCCAAACACTTTGAATGGCACTTTTAGCTGCGTTTATAGCATTGCTTATACTACTAGTCACGCTATTCCAGATATTTGATGCTGTAGAGCTGATTGAATTCCAAATTCCACCTAACCAACTAGATACAGTTGACCAAATATTTTGAATTACTGTAGCAGCTGCTTGTACCAAGCTAGTGATTGTATTCTTGATACTGTTCCAAATACTAGAAGCTGTTGCACTAATTGAATTCCAAATATTTGAAGCCGTAGTACTAATAGCTGTCCATATACCATTCCACCATGCCACTACTGGATCAAATATAGTATGGAATGTAGTTACAATTCCATTCCAAGCGATGCTTACCCATTGTGTCATAGTATCCCAAGTGTTTTTAAGGAAATCAGAAATAGGTGTCCAAACAGCTTGCCAAGCTGCGCCTAATAACTGTCCAGCTACATCAAAAATACCCACGATAATATTAATACCGGCTTGAATCAATGACGTTATTAAGGTCCATGGTATTTGAACAATTCCTACAATGTCTGCCCAAATAATCGACCATACTTCTTTGACTCCGTTCCAAATATTTGAAACCCAATCAACGAATGCTTGCCAAGTCTCTTGGACTCCTTGCCAGATGTTGGAAGCTCCTTCAACTAATCCGCTCCATAGCTCTCCAAACCAATCAGAAACTCCTTGCCAAATATCTTGAACCCAATCTACAAATCCAGACCAGGTTTCTTTAACTCCATCCCAAACTGATGAGGCACCTTCTTTTATACTTTCCCAAGTACCACCCAACCAATCAGTGAATTTACTCCATATTCCCTTAAACCAGTCAGTAATTGCGCCCCAGTTTTTTATAATTGCTATAACTCCAGCAATAACAGTAATAACTGCTCCTATTATTAATGTAGTAGGACCACCTAGAGCCATGAAGCCAACTATTATTGGCATTAATAAAGTAAATGCAGCAGTCAATCCGCCAATCGCTACGGCATAATCCTGTACTGGTTGTGGAAGATTATTAAACGCATCAGCCATCTTTCCTAGAAAATCAATTACTGGTTCGAGTGCATCTATGATTGTGTTGCCTATAGGAGCTAATGAATCCTTTAATTCAGCTATTTTTCCGTTTAATTCTTGTAACGGAGTAGTAGAATCTTCATTCATTTTTTGTGCAGATCCACTAACATCATCAAATGTATGGTTAACATCAGTCAAAGATTGGACAACTTTCATCGCGTTATCTTCGCCAAGTGCAGACCAAATTGTAGAAGCTTTATTTAATTGGTCGTATTGACCATCCATATTGCTAAAATCTTGAATCATGGAATTAATAACGTCTTTTTGTGTTCCTCCGCCATTTTTCCACTCTTCAAAAGCTTTTCTAGTACTTTCACTAAACATATCCATGTTTTGCTCAAATCGACCATCTGTTAACGATATTCCCATTTCCTTAACTAAGTCATTGACTTTATCAAGGTTATAAGCACCCGCATCTAAACCATTTTGAAGCATTCCGAACGTTTCATCAGCTGAATATCCCATTTGACTCCATAATTGGCTATATTCTGCCATATTGTCGCCTAATTCGTGCGTTTTATCTAAACCGTTTTGAGTACCCGAAACCATTAAATCCATTGCATCTTGAGCGCTCAAGCCGAAATTGACCATTAAGCCATTTACACCACGTAACGTTTCATCCATATCAGCGCCCATGGTGTTTTCTAGGACCATAGCTTGTTCCGTGATATTTTGTAAATCTTGATTATTTAAATCGCCTAAATTACGCTTTACCAAAATCAATGCATCTGTGGACTGATCTAACGATTCTCCAAAACCTTTATAATAAATGTCTCTGGCTACATTCGTTAATTCTTCAGCCTCTTGTTTAGTCAAACCAAAATTAGCTTGTATTTTACTCTGGGAACTACCTACACTATTAGCAGAGTCCACTGCTTGTTTCCCTAATTCTGTAAGCTTATCGCCAATGTCGCTTAAAACGTCAGAAGCTTCCATTAGATTATTCATATCTATTTTGCTTCCGATATCGTCCAAGTTAGTTGTATCTACATTTTTAGCAGCTTGTCCTAACTCTTCAAATTCACGTTCAGCATCATTAAGCTTCGCCTCCATCTGCATTGCTTCTGTGGATGTAGCGCCAAACTCAGACTGTGTAGCTTCTAACTGTCGTCTCAGGATATCTATCGTTTTCTCTGCATTTTCAGATTGTTGAGAAACATATTCTTGGGCTTTCGCTAATTTCTCGGATTCAGAAGCTGATTGACCAGCAGTTGCTTGCCATTTTTTGTATTCGGATTCAATCAGAGAAGCACTAGCTTGAACATTTTTTTGTTCACTATCCAACTGTTGCATTGTAGACTCGTACGTCTGTATTTCGCCTTTTGCTTGAGCTAGTGCATTACTCGTTTTATCAATTTCGTTTGACAAACGTTGTTGCGCTGTTTGTTGGTTAATCAGTTCTCTCTCAAGTTTCTGAACTTCGGTGGAATTTTCTCCATAATATTTTTTGGCATTGGCTAAACGTTGGCTAGTTACTTCAACTTTTTGACTTTGTAATTCATACTGCTTTTCTAAAGAAGATAATTTACTTCCTAACTTGTCTGATTCAGAACCAGTCTGTTGTAATTGAGCTTGTTCTAGTTTTAATTCTGCTCTATTTTTAGTTAATTCAGCACTGATTTCTTTTAACGTAGATTTCAATCCGTCATCGTTAGCTATGAATGTTACTTCTGCTTCTGTTCTCTTTTTAGCCATTTTTTACCTCCTTTCTTTAGTTTTTCTGGGATTGGTTTATTGCATAGTTTTTCCATCCTTCATAAGCACTCTTGTTGTAAGCCATTTGCAAAATGTCATCTAAACAGATATCGCTTAAAACCAAATCTGAAGGCATAGAAAAAACGTCGGTCAACATCGAATAGACATCGACCCACGTTTCAACTAAGAGCTTTGGCATTTTTACTTTTGAAGCTTTTTTTCCTTATTTGCTTTTTCAAATTCTTTTTGATAAGCATCGCGTGCTTGTTTGAACATCATCAATTGATAAATATAGCTGGCAGTAGCCATATCAAAATCCCATTTATCGATAAATTCATCGAATGAAATATAATCAGTCATGTTCGCTTGGCGGTAAGCAATATACACAGCCTTTGCACCTTGAATAACAGAAATATCCATGGATCCTTTTCCCACAGTCATTTTTGCAAACTCGTCTGTGTTAAAATCTCTATTGATCATCAATAATTTCTTGATATTCAGTTTAGGTTCTAAATTCAAAATTGTTCCATCGTTTAGTTCAATTTTTGAGTAATCTTCGTTCATTTCGCTACCTCCGTTTTTTTTACTGTGATTGAGTGGCCGTAGTTGTCACAACTGAAGTTTTTTTAATCACATCAGCAGATAGATTCGTCATCCATTGATCTGTTAAGTCTTCTTCAAGTTCTGCAACAATTGCTTCATGATAAAATTTACCAAATTCATCTTGCATAACTTTTGTTTCTAGTTCTAACGCAGCTACTTCATCCGCACCATTTTCAATAGAGAATGTTAATCCTGTATTCGAAGTGCATGCTAACATACCAATCAGCTTATTTTTTTCTTCGAAATCATCCACGATCTCTGCAGCAAGAGAGAAATCTTCCCCTACGGAATCAGGACCATAAGAGTAAATTCCCGATTTAATACGTTCATCTTGTTTCAACCCATTGAAGCGTCGATAAACTTCCATCGGTACATGTGCAGTAATTGTTACCGTCATATTGATTGGTTTAGATTTCGATTTTACTTCTGTTGAACCGCATTTTTTTACAATTCTCTGCATTTCTGTTTCGCCATCTAATTGTCCATTACAATCAGTTGAAATTGCATTTGTTGCATTCTTAAAATTAAAAGAAATTCTTTTAATACTTATATTGTCAAAAGTTGTTACTGTTGTTGTTTTAGCCATTGTTGTTCCTCCTATTTATTTAATTTATCGAATTGACGAATCAGAAGTTCTGTAATTGGATCAAGTGCAAGACCTAATCCTCTTCTCATAAATTCGTCCGGCTGATTTCTTTTAGAAGTACCTATCCCCAAATCAGGATATTTTAAATACTCAAATTTTCTTGTAGGTCTAATGATGAAACCCAAATTAATGTATTGAGTCTTAAGTGGACGACTATTTTTTGCGTGTTGGTGCCCTCTTCTTAAATCTGCTTCAGAAACAGGAATTTTTTCTGTAATCCTATCCACTGCAATAGCCGAACCTTTTGATTTCAATGCTTCGTTAATCAGTCGTTCGCTCTCGCTTGAATAGCGTTCCATCCGCACAAGAAGTTCATCATGTCCATTTATTTTTAGCTCCCAACTATTTTTAGCCATGACAATCACTCTTCAATAATCGTCTAAACGTAAATACCAATTGATCGATATAGCGATCTTGGTTCTCTAGTTTTAAATGATTGGGATCCATTCTCTGAAAACGAATCGAACGATTTTGAATCAATGAAATAATATCTAGTGAATCTCCTGTTAAATCTTCTCTATTTTCTGAATAGAAAGTTAGATATAGATTTTGACCCACGCTATATTTTGGCTCAGTGATCATTTCTATTTCTCCTGTTTCGAGAATGAAGTAATTAAAATCATCAGGTAGCTCATCCTCGCCTACGGAGTCTTGAAAGAGTTTGAGGCCAAAATGCTCTTCTAAGGAAGTTTTGATAGCAGAAATTTGCTTATTTAAACGTTCTTTTTCTTTAGAATTATCAATCACCATATTCACCCACACTTTCAAGATAAAAATAGATATAAAAATTATCGTAATCGGCATAGATAACGTTGTAACGCATACTATCGATTACGATAAAATATTGATCTTTATTAAATTTCTTGGCGATTGGATGAAATGGAGTCTTTACTTTCTTAGTTAATTTCGATCCCATCGCATCCATAGCTGTTATATCACTATCTCTCATGGAAAGATTTCTAAATTTTAAAGAAGTGATTTCTGTATCTTCTACACCAATCTTTTTTCCTAGTTCATTTCTTTTGGTAGTTTGCGTCAAAATCTTTAACCAACCATCGTTGAATGTTTCTTCGAGTCTACGATTATTCGCCATTCACATCACCTGCAATATATTCTTGTAGCGCATAATGTTGAATGAAACCTAATAACTCACTAGCGAAATTTTGTTCAAACTCATCTAAAGCACGATTCCAGTCGTATCTACATCTTTCGATTAGCAATCCGTATTCTAAGCTTTCAGGAGAAAAAGAAAGTGTTGTACTCACTTTACTTTGAAGATAAACAGCATTTTTAGCTATCATCTTTTTAATTGACTCATCTTCTTCGTTCCAGGTAACGTAAATATTATCCTTCACAGCTATTAGCAATTCTTCAGTCACTTGTTCAGGCGTCATCTAACCACCGCCTTAATTGCTTTAACATATGCGTAAGAGCATTTTTTCTTGTTTACAAATGATAAATCTTCATCAAAAGGCGTAGAAGTCACGTATCTCCCTTTGAAAAATAAATCTTCATCGTTTGTTGTTACTCCAGCATTGTGTAAGATTTTTACTTCTTTAACTTTTTCTATTGGATCAGTAGCAAAACAAAAGTCTAATTCCTCGTGAACTTTAGGACCAATATTGAAATACATCATGTTCCAAAGCTGTGCCCACATCTCGGCTGTCCAGATTTTTATATTTGTTTTTTGCCCTCTAAGGTAGCGATATAGCCGATTAGAATCCAGATAAACCTTTTTCCAATAATTCGCTTTAGGGCGGTTAATAACCCACTGTGCGCCTCCTGAATTAGTGTTTATAGTTTCCAAAGATTCTACTGTAACATTTACAATGTTTGCCATATCTTTTAGAATATTTTCTCCGTTTTCACAGCTTCTAATATAATCAAGACTTAGATAACTACAGCAGTCGCTACAATACCAAACATCATCTTTAGAAGGCAATTTGCGCAAATTAATTCTTTTATTGAAAATGACATCCGAATCGATATAGAAATATCGGTCGTCCTCACGCGAATGATCTTCTTCTAAATATTTCCACCATAAATATGGTTTAATCGAAGGAATATACTCTTTGTCGTCCCGCAGATCATCGTACACATGAACTTCAACACCATATTCCTTCTCAAAAAAAATAGGAATCTGATCATCGTGTCTGCTGAAAAGCAATACGATATCTTTGATTCCTAGTTTCTTCAGATTAGTTAAACAAACTTCAAGCTCCCATTTAAACCGATTGATTGCCGGCTGACAAAGAATATACTTCATTCTGATCACCTACGCTTGTGTTGTAGTTGTTGTGGTTGTTGGTTTTGTAGTTGTAGTAGTAGTTCCCAAAGCGCTAATATCTAATACAATGAAACTATCGTTACGTTTAGGTTGACCGTTTGCATATTGTTTAGCTAGATAAATGCGTTCGTCTTCAACAAAATGGTATTCATCTGAAGCTTCAATTTTTAGTGTAGATCCTACACCCATGAAGTAATCTGAGGCTACCCCAATAACTGCTTTTCCTTCTGGCACAGCCGTTGACTGCAAATCTGAAACTGGTACTGGCAATACTTGTACGTATTCTCCATTAGCAGTTAGTACAGTCTTAGCTGGGAATACTTTAGACCAGTAATCAGTTGGATTCACAATTAGGACCACATCAGAAGGATTCACATTACGATAAATCGGATCATTCACACCTTCGATATTGAATTTTGATAGTCGCGCCATCAAACCGCCCATAGTTACAGCATCTAAAGCTGTAATAGGTTCTGCTTTTTTTTCAGCATATTCTCCGCTAGTTTGTTTGCTCATGTCACGCATCATTCCGACTGGCATATCTTTACCAGTACCATCAACAATTGCTTGTTCTAATGCAATTCTCAATGATTCTACTAAAACAGTACGGACATAACGATCTAACCATACTGGACCTAAATCAAGCATTGCCTTACATACAGGAATATAACCTGATAGCTTGAACTGCTTCATGTTAATTACATCAAAGCCATTATCTAAAACTTTTTTAACAGCTTCGCAAAGTTTACCCCACCATGCTGGATTGACTCCACGTGACACAATCCATTCTGTTACACCAGTTGTGTTAACAAAAGTAATTTTTTGCAATAGTGGATGAGATTGTTCTAAATCTTCAAATACACGTTCAAATACAGTAGCTGGCACTAATTCTTCGACCCCTGCAAAACCTTCGTTTTTCACTACTTCGTTATAGAATTTTGTTTCTTGTGTAGTTAATACACGCTGACCACGGTTCATTAATACTAATTGATCTTGATTTTTTGCTGTTGCTTCTTCTAAAATTTTATCCTGAATTTCCTTAGATAAGCTTACCATAGCTGCGCTAAAAGATTCTTCGTTACCATCTTTAAAAGCTTTCATCAATTGGTCGCTTGCAGCTGTTACACCTTTTAAATTTTTAACTGTCATTATTTTACATCTCCTTGTCCAAATGTTTTATTTAATGCTGCTGTAAATGCAGCAATTTTTTCTGCTCTTTTTTCTTTAACGTCATTCAAAATTTCTTCAACGCTTTGTTCTTTTTTAGCTTCAGTACCTGAGCTATTTTCTGCATCGATAATTTCATCGACCAATCCATAACTCAAAGCTGTTTCTGCATCCATAAACGATTCTTTTTCAAGAAGTTCTTGCAATGCTTCATCTGTGCCATTGAATCGTGTTTTATATGAAGCCTTTACCGATTTATCAATTGATTCCAGTTGGTCAGCAATCGTACGGAAGTCATCGACATTTCCTTCTCCGTATGTGGAAGCGCGGTGAATCATCAATTGTGCATTGTTGTAGATTTTTATAGTATCGCCAGCCATTGCGATAATTGAAGCAGCACTAGCGGCTAAGCCGTTAATCACAACGTTAACTTTTGCTTTATTTGACTTAAGTAAGTTCCCAATAGCAATCCCTTGAAATACGTCTCCACCGTTTGAATTAATTACTACTTCAATTTCTTCTTGATCACCTAGACTATCCAAAATATTTTTGATTCCCTTGTCAGTATTCCCTTCAAAGAACCAACTAGAACCAATAAATCCCTGAATAAAAATTTGCGGTACTGCGCCTTCATTCTTTACTGCTAGAAATGTTTTCATTGTCGTCATTCGCCTCACCTCCTTTCGATACTTGTTGATTGTTTTTAGTTATAAATATTTCATCTGCCATCGCCTTATCAGAGCGATCATTTCCAACGCGCTCTCTTCCTTCGTTGATTGTAAATACTCCATTTCTAATGCCTACATCAATAGCGTCAACCAAATCTTTGAAGCTAGTAATCTTGATCATAGTTGTATCCACACGTACAAAATTCCCTGACAAGTATTCTTCTACTTCATAGAGACTAGCGTTAAACGCATCCTGAATAAGTTCAGCAATCGGTATGATTTCGAACATTAAAAAAGCGTCCACTTGATCCGATAACCCACTCATGTCTCCCTTTAGTAGGTTTTTCGGAACGTGAAACGCTGCTGCTGTCATCTCAAAGATGTCGTCTATTAAGTTTTTTATATCTCTTGAATTGCTTTGGAAGTTTCCGCTGAAATCTTCTAATGTGTACTCATTTTGTAATTGAAATACCGCACCTGCATTATCAGCTTCCATAAAAGCCTTAAATTGTGATGTCATCATTTTATTGATTTGATCTTGTGTTGTATTGTCTTGCGGTCGGAATAAATTCCCTTTCAGTACGTATCTACGAGCGTTAGAGCGCTTGTAAACATTCATGGCACTAGAAATGAGTTTCCCATACGCTTGATAATACGCATCGACTAGTTGCCTAATTTGTTGATCTGCGTATTTTATATAGATAACATCACTTTCTAGAAATTCTCTATCAAGGACTATGTTGTTAATTTGCACTTGAGAAAACACATCATCTTTCAATGCATATTCTGTGACATCCCAACTATCCGCAATAAATATTTCGCTAGAATTATTAGACGGAGAAACGATCAATACTTCATTGTAGAATATTAATCTCCTGATCAGTTTTTTTCTAAATTCTGTTGCATTATTTTTCTTATTAGGAGCTACATTCAGCCTATAGTAAAGATCATTCTTTTTATTTTTTCCATCTTCATATGACTTGAATTCCGCTTTACTCATCGCATTTGCAATCAAATCAATACAAGTTTCAATCGCAAATTTTCGATACACAAAATCAACTTGCAATTTACAAAAGTATTCTTCTAAAGGAACCGTTGCTTTTTTTGTGAAGTATCCTACCGCCTTTTGAAAAATCCCCACTTTCTCACCTCCTTTCAAGTTAGAATACTAGAGGAGTAAATCCAGTTCCTGTATTTTCTACTGAGCTATTTGTGACTGTTACAGGAGCAGAATCATAAATATCATCTAAAAAATTCAAACCATGAAGGAATGAAAAAAAGCCATCCGTTTTTCTAGTTTCAGGTTCTATTTTTTCATAGCGTATATTTCCATTAGAAATATGCTCTTCATATACATTCATGCAATACCAACGCATAATCGCATCGTCACCAAAAAATAAACGTTGATTAATAAAAAGGTCATCAACCAGATCTTTTAACATACCATGTGTAACAGATCCGCTTCGAACAATTTCCACAGTAAAACCTGCTTCTTCTAAAGCGGGCTTCAATATTTTTGCACGGTACATATCCATAGCGATTTTTTTAATATAATATTTATTACTCATTTCAAGAAACCAACCTACAATATAATCAGCTTCTATATTTTTTCCATGAACGATCTGTGATTTTCCTTGATCTATAGAAATATCTATAACCTCTCGTTTGATGTTTTGTAATCGAAGGGCTGATTCGTGGATAAAAGTATGTTGTGTAAAATAAACATCTTTATCGTATTTTCCTAGCAACCCAACGCTGGCAAAATCTCGTCTATCAGCAAAATCGACTGTTCCTATCACTTCATCCATTTTTTCAGGAAATTCTTTTTCTTTCGTATGCAGAACATCATCATATGAAGCAACAGCAAATCGTGTATCTTCCATAGGTCTGTTCATTCGTTTGGTCATGAACGTAAGTCTTAAACCAGCATTACGTTGCATTTGAGAGTATTCTTGAAACATTTTCCGTTTTAAATCTGCATTGTAATTAATAGTTGGACAAGCTTTTTCCCACATGTCGGGATCATCAACTTCATTATCGTTATCCAAGCGACAAATAAATGGAAACAAACTAGAAAATTCTGCTCCATCCTTGTCAATTCCAAGTTCTCCAGAAAGAATCATTTTTGATTCTTCTATAATGTCATCAAGCGGACCACCACGAACATGACCATTAGTTGTATCATAAAATTCTCTATAATCTCGAATTTTACCACCACCAGAAGTAGCCACATTTATCATTGAATAATCTTCATTTTCGTGAATTTCATCAAAGCGGTTTGCACCTGGTCGCTTCCCATCTTTTGTTCTAGCATTTGCCGTGTTATAACGAAGTTTGCTGTTTGTAGCGATATTTTGAATAACTTCCTTCGTAGCTTTAAATACTTTTTTATCTAAATCAGGATGATCTTTAATTACTTTAAATACATCATCAAAACTAGTCTTTGCTTGGCTTTCATTATTGGCATAGATATCAATATCATAATTTTTAATACCGTGTTTAGCGGTTAGTAGAAAGAAGTTGTTCCAAGAAGCAAAACCAGTTTTACCATTACCACGTCCCATTAATGAAAGATATCTATTGAACACTAGTGTTTTATCTTTTTTCCATCGAACACCATAAATAAAACATTGTAGAAATTTTTCCCACGGAATTAATTCGAATGGAAAGTATTGTGCTGGTATATTGATTGAATCCTCTACCATCTGCTTATCGAAGTAAATATCTTCTCTAGTAAAGACTCTTTCTTCTAGATAATTTTTTAGCAATAATTGCTCTTTGCATACCTTGATAGTGCCTTCTTCTATAGCTTTGAACCAATTTTCAATATGCTTATAACTCAGGAATTGATTCATTTGCTTCACCTACCAATTCAGGAGTAATGGCAAGTTTATCCAACATCAATCCCATTTGTTTGTTGACAGAAACAAGCAACGCTACTGATTCATTCTTTTTACCATTCTCCAGTCTAATGCCGTTCTCGGATATATCTTCTTCCAGTGATATCGCCGTTTCCCATAAACTGATATAACGATCAACATTATCTAAGAATGGCTCAATATTTGTTTTCTGACTTTCCAATTGGCTTATTAAAGAGCGGCGTAATTTTTCTCTGTAGCGATTTTGAGACAATTCGTTTTTAAACATTTTAGCCCTCCTTTCATGATAAAGTTCGAAAAAATCTCTTTTCCTGACAGCCCCCTCCGTTTCATCACCCCCAAAAAATTTGCGATTTATTTTAAGGGGGGGTTATCTCACCATCGGAATGAAAGCTTCAGCGAAGTCAATGTAATAATTAATCTCTTCAATACTATATCCAAAAACATTTTTTATTCTTTCGACGTTATTATCTTTATTCAACGCTTCTCTTACTTGATTCACTTTGTATTTACTACAACAGTTATCTGATAACAGATCCCTAATACCTACATAGCGAACGTATATCAAACGTTTAATTAATCCCTGAGTATAAGATGAATACTCTTCAATCTTTTCTGTATCATACTCTCTGCCATTGTCATTGATGATCATGCACTTACCACCTTTCACTTGCATCGAAGTTAGCGAAGCTTTCTATCTTCTTCTCTTGTTTATCTAACGCTGTAAGATATCTGCCATGAACTTCATTATGATGTTCAACACATAAACAAATAAGATTATCTAAATCTAAAGCTAAGTCAGGTCTATCCTTGACTTCCTTTATATGATGAACGTTCTCTACTCTATGATACTTACCTAGTCTTCTACACTCTTGGCATTCATAGTGATCTCGTTTCATCGCTTTCTCTCTAAGCCTGCGCCATTTAGGAGACTGATAGAACTTAACCAAACGATCTTCTCTTATCAACTGTAATAACCATCTATAGAATTCCTCGGTCATGTCCCATCTCCTTTCGCAATCTTATTTAATACTTAGCTATTCTTTTGCCATACAATGGAATAACTTCATTGCTTTCCTTCCGTTTATATGTATCGCTCTTTATTGGTCTTCTATACTTTCGTACTATCTCACCGTTACCGTTTTGCACAGTGATTACTTCATGCTTCTGTTCTAAGTATTGTGGTCTATACATCGTCGTGCCTCCTTTACGCAAAATAAAAAGACCACTCAAAGAGTGATCTACGAATTTTAAAAAATCTCATACTGAAATCTTATTTTTAATGTCTTTATATAAGTTCGAGCCTCGCAAAACATAAATATCTTGATAATATTCTTTGCCATTATATTCTAAGAATAAAAAGGAAAATTTCAATTTTTTACATTTTTTATATCTCTTTTCTAATTTCTTGCTGTTCTTTATGTTAGCTACCATTGCAGTAACTAAACTTTCATTTACAATTGGTATTTTTAGACCTTTTTCTAAGTATCCAATATTCTGGAATTCTTGATTAATAAGGTCTGTTGGATTGAGATAAGATATTTCGTGGTCCACATATTTTTCAATAAGCTTTTTAACTACAGGGTATTTGTAAATATATTTGTACCAATGCTTTCTGATAAAACGTTGGAAAATGTTATATTTACCTATAATCCCGCAAAACTTTATTGCGGTTTCAGATTTCCCTTCATTTAATAAAGTTATAGTAAACCCATATTTACCGACGACAGTAATATCTTTTTTGGTTATTCCTTCAGTTATTCTTGATACAATTTTAGAACTATTAGAATACCAGTAGTACTTTGATGTTTGTTGAATTGTAATCACTATCAAAATAATACCTACCCATTCGCCTAACGTACCATATCCATCAAATGTAAACCCAAGAAATTTAACTACGCCCACCATTTTCTATCACCTCAGAAATAATATTATCAAATAATCTTAGATAACTAAACAGGGGACTTGTAAATTTCAGATAATTACTCATTGACTTTTCCCATTCATCCTTTATTGCGTCTACCCTTTCCGCCACAGCGACAAATTGATATTGTGAAATTTTATACATAGCTTATAATTTTAATTATCAGCGAGTGGTCCGCTGAAATAAATTATAGGTGGTGAAAAATTTGTACTTTGTTATAAGAGAAGCAACTAATGGCCAATATTACTTCGTTATTAAGTCCAATAACAATGAAGTAGTAGCAACTAGCGAAACATACTTGACTAAATATTCCGCTGAACAAACCATTAATTCTATAAAAAACGGAATCACCAAAGACTCTCAAGTTATCGATATGACTAAATAAGACGACTAACTTCATTTGCTAGGGAGTTCATTTCAGCTGCTTTTTCTACCAAAGCAGTTGAGATACTTTCTAGCTTTTCTGATTTAACAGAATTAAATACTGGCGTCTTGATACTAATCGATACATCTTGACGAGAATCAGGACTCGTTGCTCTATTTTTTTGCACATGATCCTCTTTCCAACGGCCGCACCCACAATAGACTAGCTTGCAATAATCAATCTCTACTGGCGTTGCCTCTCTGATCATTTCTACAATCGAATACTTCGCCTTCATTTGAACAGACATGACTACACGCCTATGCTGTCCTTTCATTGGCTTCGGATATTTATTGTTTAATGACACATACCAGTAAGTTCTCATAATAATTTATCCTTCTTGCATTGTTTTGTAAGCGTTATGATGTTATACTTAGCTAACAACCCTAACATCTTTTTCATTTAATTCCTGACCACTATTACCCGATAGTGGTCTATTTTTGTGAGCAAAATAAAACAGCCTCACGAAGAGACTGCTATTTCTTCAACTTCTTTTTTAACATCTCTAATTTCTCAACGTCGGACTTCTTAATGATTTCAGATAGTTTGAACATGCTATTCCTCCTCCAATAATCGGCCATCGAAAATGTAGGTTTTCGGCCAAAATAAAAAGACCGCCTAAGCGATCTGTATGTAACAATAAACAGCAACGGATGATAGATAATAAGAACAATTTAGAAGGAGTTAAAATTCACATCCTTATTCTTAATATTTCCGTTGCTGTCTATCGAAGCTTAATTGTGAAACAATAATAAAACGATGTTCCTTTTATTATTATTTTGTCTCAGACCTATCACTAATCTTTCGACACTATCATAATATCACGTTAAAACGCTCAAAAACCCTACACTATCCCTACAAAAACCCTACAAAATCAACGATACTGAACTAACACACCTTTTTTGTATGCTTCTGCAAATTCGATCAATGCGATGGATTTCAGCTTCTCTACATTCTTTTCTCCGTATCCTCGTATCAATTGCCCTATCTCATAATTAGAGTGCTTGTTTACGTCACAGAAGCTGTAGTAGAGTATCTGACGGCTAATCAGACTGAGAGCCATCAAAGCCGCTAAAATCGCGTCTCTCTCCGCTTCTATATCCATCATCTGAATGATCGCGTCCTCTGCCTTATTGCCGTGCTTCGGTGCCTTCGGCATATCCGTAATAATCGGCGACTTAATATCTATCAAAGAGCGACCTGCCATCCGCTCCAAACGCCGAAAGTTCTTCAGCACATCTCTCGCATTACATCTTGTCTGTTTGAAATCTACCTCTCGTAACAATTGCATCAAGTCAAACCGCTCCTTTATGTGATATAATAAATGTGTTGGATTTATTGAATCAGTCGGAGCGATCCGGCTTTTTTATTTATTAGACTTCCATGCTATAATCGCTTTGGGAGGCGATACTATGAAAGTTACTATTGATTCACGCACTGCTATGAAAAATGCAGCCGAATACGTTTTGAATGATTTGGAGTATCCTCCAGTCGAAATTGAGCTGACAGAAGATCCAAACGATTTCCTGAAAATAGCATCCAACGTTGCTCGTGAATACAGAGAAGAATTTATTCGTTGCCTTGAAATGGAATTTAATATGAGAATTGTTAAGAACTCTACTGAGCAACTTGAAAAACACGGTATTGATATTATTCGCAAAGAAGACTCTTGACGGGTCTTTTTTATTTGCCTTCAATGAGTTCAATATCCACCAATCGAGCCACTGCTAAATTCTCTTTGCTTTTAGCTGTCCATTTATCGCATTCCATCGTGTTTTCAATACGAATGATCGCTGAGTGATTATAGAGATGCTCTACATATCCACGAAACGGATAGATGAACTCTTCAGCTTCACAGCGAACCATGTCACCGACTTTGACTTTTGGTTTCTTACGTGTTTTAGGGTTCTTTGTCGGCATATCTAGCATTAAACCGCCGATACCATGACTACTAGCGTAAAATCCGTCTTTTAGTTTCATTCTTTTTCCTCCAATTTACGATCATCACTTAATATCGAAATTCCAAACTTACGAATAGCATCACTTACATCAGCAACAAACTGACTTGCCGCTTTATATGTTTTTTCTGCTGAAATTCCATATTCTTTTTCAAACTTTGTCTTTAGTACATTCAGTTCCTGTTTTCTTAGTTTTGTTATTCTGCGATGTCTGTTGTTCATTCCGCTTCCTCCTGTTCTAATCCCCATTGAGCGAATGCTGATAGGACTTCATATTCTTGTTTACAAGCCAATAGTTTATAAGCTTTGCGTACTTTATCAGGTAATTTTCCTAGTAAATTTTTATCAGAAAAAGCATTAACAGATAATATTGGTGCTTCTCTAGTTAAAATTGTCTCGCTTTTCAACCACTCCAACACGATTTTCTGGTTGTCGTTGAGTTGAATTGATTTTTCTATTTGTCTTAAATCTTCCAATTCAAGTCGTAGATGACTGATTTGAGTCATTTTAGCTTGCTCAACAATTGGAAACCCCAATCCCAAACTATCTTCTAAATTTTGGAGTTCGCTTTCTTTCTCAGATATGAGTTGGTGCAATTTTTTCATCCTTCTGCCTCCTCTTTAGCTGTCAATTACTTACTCGCAAGTCACTAAAATGGCTACTTCATCGATAAAGTTTCCATCTTCGTCTTCCATTCCTTGCTGAATGCTAATGTCGGTAATCTGCTTAAAAAATCCGTTGTCATAGCCTTGTGCGTTTATCACTACTTCGACGTCTCCGAAAACCTCTTTGAGACTATTAATTTTATTTACTACTTCCGATGCGTCCATGACTACACCCCTTTCCAGTTAAAAATCTCTGTCGTTAATAGACTACTGTTCAAAGTATTCATCTTCACTCATCCTTCTGCCTCCTCTTTAGTTGTCATTAGTGGACTAAATACTACCTGTTTGAAAACCATAATGTGCAGTTTCAACGCCGTCATAATCACTTATTTCCCACTCAGCCCCATCGGGTATATCAACGACTTTAAGACTTGCATATGGTCCACTGGCCTCACTTCCTAGTTTTTCGACAACAGCAACGAGGTCCTTATCACCTCTGTTTGAATCACTTGAAAAACTGGAATCATCAGCAATTCCGTACAGTCGGTCAATTTCGCTATAAATTCCTGTAACTTTGTCGATTTTCGGGTCTTTTTTGAAATAGTAGATAAAATCCATCGAACCTAGCTTTTGGCCTGTGTATCTCGTGTATTCATCATCTGAGTCATAGCTAAAGTTATTGATGTATGGGAATACTTCAATATTTTTTCTTTTAAAAATTTCCATTTTTGCTTCATGGCTCAACCCAAAGCCACCAAAACATTTATTTAATACAATCTTCATTACTTTTCCTCCTTTGTTTCCTCCGTTAGCTGAATTTTTTCATAAACACAAGCCAATGTGTTTTGCTTCGTTTATTACCAAACAATGGCTGTTCTCCAATAGCCTCTAACACATCAGAAAGTGGTATCTGTTCCTCGTTCCACTTAAAAATTAATGTTCCTGAAGGTCGTAAAACTCGCATACACTCTGCAAAACCTTGCCTGATGTCTTCTGGCCAAAGTTCGTCTAATTTTCCATATTTTTTGGCAAGCCATGAGTTTTCGCCGACATGTCTTAAGTGTGGCGGGTCAAATACAACCATATCGAACACATCATCTTCAAAAGGCATATCGCGAAAGTCTGCGACCACATCTGGATCAACATTGATCACATGACCTGTTGATAATTCTTCATACTGCTGACGACAATCCATAAATGTTACGTCAGAATTGTTCTTATCAAACCAGAACAATCTACTACCGCAACATGCATCTAATATTTTTGGCAATTACTCTACCTCCAATAACTCTGGATTCTCGTAGACGTTACCTAAAACAGTGAGAAATCTTTCTGTATCCCGATAAATAATTAGCTTACTTATCTTCCGAACCATTCGACTCTCTTGTTGAGATAATTCGTCCATGTCACGATCACCTATAATTTGCAACATTATCTGACGACAGATTCTTTTTTCTTGTTTAGTCAAATTCATGCGATCGCTCCTTTGACTGGTTTTATGCGCTTGTCTGCTGTTTGAGAAAATACCATCGTAAATCCATCAGAGTTGACAAACATTCTTGATATTGTTCTCGTACCGTAAGCTTTTTTCAGTTCTTCACCAAGCAAGTTCGTTGTGATAATCGTTGCTAGGTTCTGTCGTGCATCCAAGAACGAATTTAGCGTGTTTATGCCAAACGCTCGACTATCTGATGCATCTTTTCCTAGTTCTGAACCGATATCATCAATGATGACTAAATCCGCTGTTTTGATATCTGCAATCAACGATCCCTCAATCGTTTTTCTGAGTTCAGGATTGTTGTACGAAAATTTGATTTGATCCAGCATTTCCTGTAACCCGATAAATAAGATTTTTTTATCGTAGTTTGATCGCTTCAAGACTTCCCAAGCCGCTGCCATCGCTAGGTGACTTTTACCTGTTCCTTGTTTTCCAGTTAAAACAAGGTGACTTGGATTTCCTAACAAGACTGAATTAACAAAGCGTTTGGTTACTTCAACCGCTTGTCTTGTTTCTTGATCGACAATTTGATAATTCTGCAATGTGCAATCAAACAACGCTTGATTAGGCACAACAGAACCACCTTTGAAAAAATTGATTGCTCTTGCTTTCAGGCTCTCGTTGTAAATTCGTTCTGTTTGTAAGTCTTCCTGAACTCGCAATGCTTTATACCCACATTGCATACAGGTTGGCTTACAACGTTCTGAGCCATCAGGGTTCTTCGTACGCCATCCATACAAAGGCTGTCCGCATTCAGGACATTCGCCACGTTGGACAAGCACTTTCTGTATCAGCTTTTCCATGATTTCCCCAACAGTTTCCATGCCTACGCCTCCTCTCAAATAGGCAACTCATCTGTGCTAAATTTCTCGTATTCAAGCGTTTTAGTTTGTTTTGTTTTATAATCACGATTTGCTTGCGCTGCCATTGTGTCGTATTTTTCTCGCAATTTTTTAGCAGATAAAATATTCGATGCCCAAAACACATTGTGCTGACTCCATTCAATCATTCCCCGTACCTGGTTTTCGGTCCGCTTGTCGATCTCGATCATTTTCCGAATGTTATCTGCCCAACTTTGCAGATTCGGCTTTTTGATTTCCTGATTCTGACAAATCTGTTTGAATAACTCCTCCGCGAGAATGTAGTAAACTGAGTCGGTGTCGTAAACACGCTTTTTGCGTGGTTGCGACGATGATGTTTTATTATTCTTTTCATTCTTATAATTCTTTTCATTCTTGTTTGTGTGCACTTGTTGTTCACTTGTTGTGCGTTTGATGTTCATTTGTTGTTCACTGCTTTGGTACAAAGACCAGTTTTTTATTGATATAACGCTGTATTTCGTAGTTGATTTGATGTTCAACATTCCGTTTTTTTCAAATTGTTTTAGCCATCTCCATACAGAACCGCTGTTCACTTGATGTTCACGTTTCACGCCTTCGTTCATCTCAGATGTGATAGCATCGCGCCCTGTGACGAATTCTCCGCTGTTCACTTGTATCTCTTTTCCATTAAAAAGTATCTTGCGATTCTCATGACTCGCTTTCATCAAACACAAGTTCCATAATTTATACATATAAGGATTGGTCCAAACGAATGAATTCATCACTTTTCGATGTAATTTGACATATCCTGTGTTCATTCGTATTTCTCCTCTAGAAAAGCAAGGGAGAAAGCTCCCTCATTATTTGTTTAACGGCGGATTAGATGCATCAAATAATCCAGTTTGTACATCTTCATTTTCTTCAGATATAACCTCTGCTTCTTTTCTTTCAGGAATATCTTCTTCAACTTCTGTTTCAGCAATAATGCTGCCGTCTTCTTGAACCCTTTGGACTCTCTCATCCGATGTGGTGGCTTCTTGCATTTCGATGGACAAGATTCCCCATTTAGAAAGAAGATTTCTCAAAACAGTTTTTCGTGCCATTGCATTGTAATCAGATGCCCACACACCACTTAACTTTGTCTTATCGCGATCTTTATTGTTAGCAATCCGATGAGCTTCGATTTCTTGTTTGGTCCAATAGACAGTTTTTTTGAATCCATTCAGTAACTCGAAATAGCCAACATATCCAATGACTTCATCAGACGTTCTACCATTTGGATCAAACTCAAACTCTTCTGTCAGTCGGTTCCAGCTTTTTAGTTCTCCTTCGTAAACTTCGATCACATTTAATGCTTTGTATTTACCTGATCGTTGGGCTAATTGGATATATCCTTTATAGCCAAGCATGAATTGAGCTTTCTTTTCCCATTTTCCTGTTTGCTTGTTTTTACTATTGAATGGAACTAAATATGCATAACCTAAATTCTTATCTAGCCCAAGATTTAATGTTGCAGCAGTTAACGCACCACTCATGATAGACATCGGTTCACTATCTGCAAGATAACTGTCATTAGATACAAGAGTCATAACATTCGACATAAAAGCATTAGCATTGTCATGAAGCACCTCTTCGAACTTCTTTCTCATTGTTGGTGTATTCATCAAAGCTTTAAGTCCTAATTGACCTGGTGCAACTTGTTTCTGTGGCTTTGCTGCCAATTGATTTTTTAACGATTCATTTGTTGCCATATTATTTGATCTCCCTTTCGGTTAGCCTTCTTGATTCAGTAACGTTATAAATCTCTTCATCATTTGCGACATCTGGATATTTCTCTGCTAGTTTCTTCGAGTTCATACGTCTCGTACGGACAAATTTCCAACTGATGATGTTTTTTTGAGTGATACCGATACTGGCTTCACGTTTACCTAGCTCGCTGATAATCTCGTTGTCTACTTGACGGATAGCTGATTCAATTTCTTTCTTAGTCCGTTTGAGTTCGTTTTTCTGTTCAACTAGTTCATCGAAATGAATTGGTAACGTCGTTTGAACGTCTTCAACATCTGCATACTTCTCTTTCAAGAAATCAGCTGTCGCTTGACTACCATCAATAATTGGCTCGATACCTCCAAGAACGTTTGTTTCCCAAAACTCTACTAATTGTTCAGTGATTGTATCGATCAGCTCTTGATCTCGTTCAATCCGCTTCCAGATAAATTTTTGACCACCGATTAAGACAGCGATGTAACAATAGTCTTTGTTTAGAACGTTCATGTAATGTTGAACTTGACAGAGATAGCTAAGCGGTACCTCTTCGCCTTCCCATTCTTTACCGAGAAATTGATTGGCTGTTTTGCATTCCAGAATGGCATTTTCTCCCACTACTTCCCGATCAATATTTGCTCTTAAAAATGGATGTAATGGATGTTCAAATACTTGGTTTCTTCTGCGTACTTTTTTGCCTGTACGTTCCTGAAACTCTTTAGCAACCACTTCTTCTAAAACATTACCCCAATAAGCGGGCTCACTTCCTGATTCTTCAAGTACTACTTGTCCTGTTTTTTCTAGCCATAGTTGATAAGGAGATTTCCATTTATTCAATCCTAAAATTGTTCCAACATCCGAACCTCCGATGCCTTTCTTACGGTCTTCAAGCCATTCTTGATGGCTCATTTCTAAGGTAGATTTACTCATCTTCATCCTCCTCATCAATTGGTGCTTCATATGGTGGTTTAGCATAATCAGGATCAGTTAAATAGTTGTCAAGATTTGCTAACTCGTTCATGTTTAACCTCTTTTCTGCTTGCTAACACGCAAAGCACAAGCATGGTAATTGCGAATAACAAGCCAAAGATTACATAACTTTTCGCTACAATCACTAACGTGAAAAATAAAATAATGAGTAGATCAATTGTTTTTTCATTCATCATTGAAATTCCCCCTTGAGAATACGAGTCATCACATCAGCTAAATCTTCCTTGTTATTAATAACAAAAGTATGATTTGAAGGTTGATTTTCTTCTTCATTTTTCGCTTGTTCGTAAGCATCCACAGCAATTCTACGCATAATATGTGCTGACAATGGGAGATTTTCATCTAAATGTTCTTCTTGCATAGCAAGACAAAGTAAAATTTCTGTTGTCTCACCATAAACGAGACTTTTAAGTTCCCCTTCTTTTTGGGCTGTACAAATAATAGAAACACCTTGCTTTTGGCATTCACGTTTCAATTCTTCGATAAGATTTTCAATTTTCTTATTCATGTGATAAAATCTCCTTAGGTATAATTTTTGGTTTGTGACTCATTGCTTTGGACGGCTGAGTCACTTTTTTATTTCTAACCACTTCTTCTGGCGTTCACGCCATTGTTCCCCTAGCAATCTAGGTTTCATTTCCTCGTGGTATTCCTGATTTAGTTTTCGCATCAAGTGTTGATGCTCTTGTAATGTCATTTGATCCCTCCTTTCGTTTATTGAATTTCTCCATTTCTATTTGATAAAATATTTCTATAGAAATGGAGGTGAAAACTATGGGAAAAAATCAACATGTTGTACCTAATTCCAATGGTGGTTGGAATGTCAAAGGTGCTGGAAATTCTAAAGCGACTGCACATACTAATACAAAATCAGAAGCAGTAAAAATCGCTAGAGAGATTTCTAAAAATCAAGGATCTGAGCTATTTATTCATGGCAGAGATGGAAAAATTCAAAGCCGTGATAGTCACGGAAACGATCCACACCCACCAAAAGGTTAATCATATTTAGGAGTTAATCGAATACGATAACCGTCAGCAGGAGTTGCATCGGTCAATGTAACTTCTGCTACTTTTTCCCCTTCTTCTGTTTCAATAATTAATCTTGTGTAATTGTTCTCATTCAAAATCCCTATTTTTGATTCTTCCTTCATGTCATCCCTCCTTCGTCTCTCGCCGTCACCACCTCCAAGAAGAGGAGTTGCCAAAATGAAGAAACGTGGACTTTGGCAAACTTGAAAGGAGAGCAGCAACTCCTCTTTTCGGAAGTGGCGAGTGTGTGATATAATATTATTGTTCTATGGTGCCCACTACTTGCTTGCCGGCTGTGTGGGCTTTTCTTTTTGTTCAATTATGGTTGCCACCACAGTAACTCCCCAATGTCTAGAACGTATTCTAGCCATTTCATCTGCTAATCTTTGAAGATTAGGTGTGCCATTCAAAGTGATTTTTGGCTTGTTACTCACAATCTCACCTCCATCAGTTTGTTTTCTTTTCACCTCTTAATAGAATTAACTTGAAAGCGAGGTGAATTGTTATGGGTAAAAATCAATGGGTATCTCCTAGAAATGGCAAATGGGCTGTACGTGGTGAAGGTAATTCCGAAGATACAAAACTATTTGATAATAAATCAGATGCTGTTGAGTATGGTAAAAAGATTTCTAAAAAACAGCAATCAGAGTTTATTGTCCAAAAAAAGAATGGACAAATACAATCAAAAGATAGTTTTGGAAACGATCCTATACCTCCACGTGATAAAGAACATTAATCATATCTAGGGGTCATTCGAACTCGAAAACCTTCGCATGATTCAATATCATTCGCCGTAATAACTGCGATTGTTTTCGGGTTCTGCTCGTCTGTTTCGACAACAATTTTTGTATATTCTTCAAGAGTCGGTACTTTTATATTCTTCTCTTCCACTATTCACACCTCCTAGCTGACTTGTTTTGTTTCACCTGTTATTGATTTCGGTTTTTCCGAATCAGGGTCTAAAAAAATATCGGAAACTCTAACACCCAATGCCTTAGCAATTTTTTCTAGAGTGGCGTACTTTCCGTTCCTCATTTTATCTACATCGTTTTCGTAAATAAATATTGTTCTTGATGTCACTTTGCTTTTCCTTGACAGTTCTTCTTTTGAATAACCCTTTAAAGCTCTTAATTGTCTCAATGTATATTTTTCTTTCTTCGCGGTATCCATATTTTATTCGCCTCCTCTCTTTAACTTTCTGACTAAATTATATACTTCGGTTTTTCCGAAGTCAAGTGCATATTTCAGTTTTCCTGAAATCGATTTCTATTTTGCGTAAATACTTCTTTAAAAACACTAAAATATTTTCTAAGAAACCTGTTACATTTTTTCCGAAACGGTGTTACAATTAACTCAAGGAGGTGTTACTATGTTCGCTGAAAATCTAAAGTTTCTTAGAGAAAAGTATAATATTGATCAACAAGAACTAGCCGAAAAACTAGGAAGAAAAAGTTCATCCTCAATAAGCGAATGGGAAAAAGGAAAATATACACCAAAATTAAAAACCTTAAATGAGATAGCTAAGATATTCAATGTTGATATAGATGATTTGATGAATATTGATTTATCTATATCTAATCAGATATATAATATCCTTCCTATATATAATCAGCTTAACGACGAAAATAAAGTTGCTACCTATGAATTTGCAAGTAATCGATTAGAAGAACAAAAACAAGAAAATGTCCTAGATTTTCCTAAAAAAGAAAAAATCCCAACTGTTCACAATTCGGCTTCGGCTGCCAATCCAACAGAACTTACTTACGGTGATACGGTTGTCGAAGAGGAAGAATTTGAGAGAGTTCCAAGTGCTGCTGACTTCGCAGTACCTATTATAGGCGATTCAATGGAACCTGTTATCAGGAATGGACAATTCGTATTCGTTAAAGAACAACCGGACGTAGAAGATGGGGAAATTGCTATTGTGGAATTAGGTGGTGACGGAGTTACATGTAAAGAGATATATAAAGATTACGAAAATCAAACAATCATTTTACGTTCTATAAACGACTTATACGAAGATAGAATTGTATCGCCAGAACAGATTAGAATTATCGGAAAAGTTGTATTTTAAAAAAATTCCCATGCCGGAGCCGTCAACTTCGGTAAGGGTTTATATGATTTTGACAATTATTTTATAAAAGAAGCGAGGCGTTTTGAATGGGAGTACTATTGTTTTTAGTTGGAATAGTTTTAATAATTATGGGTAGTAGCAAATTATCTGAAGCTAAAAAATTAAAAGATAAAACTTCTGCCTTAGAGAGTAAGGTAAAGGAATATTCTCAAGAATTAAATGCTAGGGAAACGTTTATATCTGAAAAAGAGAAAAACATAAGTAAATTGAATAAAAACTTGTCAACGCTAGAAAACAAAATTGATATTCTTAATGCTGAAAGCCAGCGGTTAGACGATGAAATTAATCAAAAATATGACACATCTCTGGTCACTATCTATAAATCAGTAATTATTCCGAATATAGATGAAACTTCTTCATCCGAA